CACCGCATACCCGACCATCACCGCCGCCGCTTCGTACGTCCCCGCCCGCAGCGCCATGAACGCAAGCGCAAACCCGCCGATCAGCGCCAGCAGCAGCAGGAACCGCACCGCCAACAAGCTCGCCACCGCGTGAAAAACGCCCGCCGCCGACGCGCGCGTGCCGGCCTGCACCACCTCCGCCACCCGCTCCGCGATTTCGCGCGAGAGCTGGATGGACAGCGTCTGCTGCAAGCCCATGACCGCCGTCACGACGGCCTCGGTGACGGCCGCGGGCGGTTCAGTCGCCTGAATGGACGGCTTGCGGTCGGGCAGTGCCGTTACCTTTTCCCGAACCGCCATGGAGTTCGGCAAGGTCGCGCTCATATTCGGACTCCTCTTCTTCGGGGGCGATGCGGTGCTTGACGCTCAGGAACTTCAAGGCAACGTCGGCGACCCGCACCTGATCGGCGAGATCGGGCATCACCATGTTGGGCTGGCCATCGGGCAGCAGGCCGACCTGCCGCGGCTTGCGGGCGTCGCGCACGAGATCCTGCACAAGACGTTCGGCGCTCGCGAGCAGGGCGGATTTGCGGGGGTTGGGCACTACTGCACGACTCCTTGCAGGTTCGGCGGGATGGCGCCGGGGCGGGTGATCGCATCCGCAGCGGCCGGGGCCAGCAGCGGCGCGCCGGTTCGCAGAGCATCGGCGACACCGCGACGGGCGATGCTGGGCTGGGCATAGGCGCGCGCAGCGGCGAGGCCCGGCTTCGTATAGGGCGCGGTAGTGGCCGCGATGCCGGCGAGGATCTTCGGGTTCAGCGCCGCCAGCGCGCCGCCGCCGACGATGTCGTACATCGCGCGCTCGGTGGTGCCGCTGTCCGGCAGGCGATTGGCAATGACGCGGTTCGCCGTCTCGGCCCAGCCTTGCATCAGCGAGTCGCCGCGCGCGAAGGCCCGCTTGCGGACGGACTTTTCCTCGGTCTTGATCGCCTGCAACAGATCGGCGGGCGTGAACCGGCCATCCGAACCGACGCGCCGCGCCGCCGCATTCTCGACGCGCACGAACATCGCGTAGGCCGTGTCGATGTCGTTCAGCCGCTGCGCGTAGTTCGGGTTCTGGCGCACGATCGCGTCGCGGATCGCGTCGTCCACCGCCTCCGCCGCACGATGAAGCTGCTGCTGCGATCCATCGAGCGACGGCTTGTAGTCGCGCGAGAACTTGCCGATCTCGGACTGCATCTGCTTCGTGAGATCGCCCGGCAGCACGCCATGCGTCGCATTCATGAAGCGGTCGTAGACCGCCTGCTTCATGTAGTTGTCGAACACCTGCTGATCGTCGGCCCGCATCTTCGCCTTGAACTGGTTCGCGGTGGCGAGCAGGTCGTTGGACAGCTGCGTGTCCATGCTCAGCGACAGGTTCGGCACGATCTGGTCATAGGCGTGCGACAGCGCACTTTGACCCATCGCCACGATGTCGCGGCCCGCCGTGCCGGGCGGAATGGCGACGCCAATCGGCGAAAGCGCCTTGTTCGCGGTGGCGAGGTTGAAGCTGTCGATCGCCTCCCGCTCGGCGCCGCGGATGAAGCTGCCGGTGACGGGCACGCTCTTGGCCGCTTCCTCGGCGCGGCGCGGCACGTTCGCCAGCCGCTCGGTTGCCATCTGTCCAGGCGTGAGTTTCACGCCGGCGTCGAGCAGCTTTTTCACGTCGGCGCTGACGTTCGGGGCCACGGCCGCTGCGGCAGCCTTACCGGCTACGCCGATAGCACCGCCGACGCCTGCCCCCTCGAACACCTGCTTGAGCTTTTCCTCGGCGAAGTCCTTGCCGCCCGTAACCGGTTCCAGAGCCGCCGCGCGGGCGCCCATTTCGGCCGCCTGTTTGATCGGGCCGCCCGCCGCCGGCACGTAGTTCGCCGGGCTGATCGCCTCGCCCAGCAGCCGAGAGCCTGCCGGCAGGTTTTCCTTCTTGATCGCCGCCTCACGCTCGCGGACGACCTGATCCATGCCGCCTTCGGGGAGCTTGGCGAGCGGCAGGCCGTGTTCGGCAAGCCAGTTGTTGGCGTGGTCGATCGCCTGACGCACGGAATCTGGCACCGCGTGCGACAGAAGTTGTGCGCCGCCCGCGATCGGGTCGAGCAGGCCGGTACCGAGGGCTTCGCGCTGGCGGGGTGCATCGGCTTTGAGTTCAGCCTGCACCTCGGCCGGATCGCTGAATGGCGTCTCCGGCACGGCGGGAGCCGCATACTTCGTCCACGGTCCGTCGGCAGGCGCGGCGTCCTGGGTCTGATACTTTTCCCACGGGCCGGCCATCACTGCTTCTCCCAGTTGTTCTGGTCCGCAGGATCGCCGCCCTTGAACTTGTAGCCGCCTTCGATGGCGCCAACGGCTGGAGTTGGTTTGGCGGCGGGCTTCGGCACCCCGGTCAACGTCGGCTGCGGCACCTCGGTGTGGCGACCGCTGATCTGATCCAGGATCTGCTGCTTGGCGGCAGCAGTGCCGTATTGCATCTGCTGAACTTCCTTGTTCAGCCGGTCAAGTTGCCGCTCGTAGGCTTCCTGGCCCGTTGCCGACGACAGCAGCGTGGACGCTCGTTCTGCGGCGCTCACCGTGGACGCTCCGCCCCGCGACATGGTGGCGGCGTAGGCGTTGATGACCGCCTGGTTCTGCTGCTGGAACTCCAGCAAATCGGGATCGCTGCTCTTGCCTTGGATCGCCTGCTGGATTTCGCCGATCGGCTTGAAGTCCGGGCGGTATACCTTGCGCGACAGTTCCAGTGCCTGCGGGAGCGCGACCTGCAACTCCTGCGCGCCGAGGTCGATGCGCGACGCTGCGGAGCCAAGCGTGCGCATGGCCGACAGATCGCCGGCAAACGCCGCGAGGCGCGCAGCGATGTCGGCGCCGGTCAGTCCTTGTTCCTGCATCTGCCGCGTGATCTCGCCGCGCAGTGCCGCGACGTTGGCGGAACCCTGCACGCCGCGACCGAGGTTCTGGAACACCGACTTGTCGCCGGCCAGGTATTGCGCCCCCATCTCCTTCAGTTCGTCTGGCGTCAGGGCGGCGTTCTGGCCGCCGAGGAGAAGGTCCGTGCGCCCGATCGCGGATGTCGGGTAAGCTACGGACAGGAAATCCGCAAGCGCCGTCTTGGCTTCTTCGATCTTCGCCGGATCTTTGGTGTTTCTGGCCGCCGCCAAATCGTCGTAGAGCTTTTGCGCCTTTAGCCGCTTCTCCACCTCATCCTGGAACTTCCAAGACTCCTGCTGCATCTTCACCGCGGCCGAATACCCGCCCGAGATGATCGCCATCGCGGTCTGGTAGTCGCCCTTTTCCAGCGCCTGCTGCACCGGAATGTCCTGCAACGCCGCCGCGTTTGCTTCCAGTTCCGCCTTCGCCTCGGCCGGCGCGTTCTGATATTTCTTCATCGCCGCTTCGTAGAGCGACATGCGGTAGTTGGTGACGGCGATCAGCGCCTCATGCCCGGCCTTCCACTGTTCCAGCGCCTGCTTCGCCTCCGCCTGCCGTCCTTCGTTGACCGCGTTCATTGTCGCCGCCATCGCGTTCGCGGCGGTTGCGAACGGCTGATGCGTCAGCAAGCCGCCGACCGCCGCCAGCGCCATCGCGGCGCCGGCCCATTGCTGCTGCGCGGATGTCGGTTGCGAGACCGGCGGCGGTTCGGCGAGCTTCGCCATCGACTCGTTCAGCGCGGCGAGCGCGGCGCTCTCTTCCTGCTTCGCGCCGAACATGTTCTCCTTGAGATCGTCGAAAATCTTCTTCGTGTTGAACGGCAGATCGACCTGCTTGCCGGATGGCGCGGAACCCGCCGGCCCCTGCACCGCGCCGACCGCGTGCACGTAGAGCCGCGTCTCGTCATACGGGATGCGCGCCGCAAAATCCTCGTTGCTGATCTCGCCCTTGCGCGGGTCGCCGAACTGCTTGATCCACTGGTCCACAGCACCCGGCCCGGCGTTGTAGGCCGCGGCGGCGAGCATCTGGTTGCCGCCGTATTGCTGGAGCAGTTGCTGGTGGACAAGATTGCCGACCTGGACGTTGTACGCCTTGTCGGTGTTGAGGCGGTTGAGGTCGAGTTGCTGCCCGACTTTGGCCAGCGCCTCGCGAGCGGTGGTCGGACGCACCTGCGCGGCACCGGTCGGAGGATCGGACTGATCGCCGCCGAACTTGCCGGGAACGAGCGGCTTGCCGTCCGGGCCGAACTGCTGGCCGCCGCTTTCCTGTTTGACGAACGGCGCAAACGACGGATCGACTGGCGGCAGCGTGGAGTCTGTTGGCGCAGCGGGCGCGGCTAGGGCGGCGGGCGCGACCGGTTGAGCCGGCTTCGGCGCCTGCTGCTGACGGTATCGCGCCAGCAATGCGTCGATATCGATCGGGCCGTCTGACGTGGTTGCGCCGGATGCGTCCATTTACGTCGTCTGAACCTGGAGAATTTTGGGCACTCCGCTAGCCGCAAGCGCCAGCGAGCCGACCGCCTGACTAACGGTCTGGTCCTGCTGCTGCGCCAATTCCAGCAACTGGTTGTAAAGCTGGCTGCTTAGTTGCGTTTCCGAAACGCCCTGCTGCAACAACTGGATCGCGATCTGCGACCCTTGGGCAGCGGCCTGCTGCTGGATGTTCCCTATATCCTGCATCATGGCGCTGGTATCCCCGCCTGTCGCCGCATACCGCGACTTCACCGCCGCGATGGCCGCCTGCGTCGCCTGGTTGATCGACGCCTGCACGCCCGCCGGCAGCGTGCCGGTTTGCAGGTAGGACTCCAGCTGCGTGCCCTGGTTGGCGAGTTGTGTCGCTTCGGTGTTCAGCGCCGCCTGGCCGGGCAGCGGCTGGTTGCCCTTCAGCAGATCGTAGCCGAGGCCGAGGCCGCCGATGGCGACGGCGGGGTTGTTCACGATGCCGTGGAGGATACTGCCGGCCTGATCCGCTCCGCCGAACAAGTTGCCGAACGCGCCCCCCGTGTCGCTGGCGAGTGCCGGAACCTCGTTGATTGCGTTCGCGCCGGCCACCGCGTTGCCGACGGTGTTGGCTGCCGCCGCGCTGGTTTCCGAGCCTTGGAGGGCCGCAGTGACATCGGCCGATGGGAATGCCCCGAGCGACGACGCCGCCGGAGCAGCCGCCGCCGGAGCAGCCGCGCCAGCCGCGCTTGTGCCCGCGCTCGCCGGCAGCGCCGAGCCGATAGATGGCGCCGCGTCGGCCACTGCGGGCAGCGCGCCGGTCGAGCCGGTCAGCGCCGCCGCCGGTGTAGCGCCCCCGAGGCTCGCACCGACATCGCCGACGAGTCCTGATGTCGCCAGCGCGTCGGTGGACAGCGCCGCGTCGGTGGACAGCGCTGCCCCGGTGCCGAGCGCGGCGTCAGCCCCCAGCGCCGTCGCACCGGCATCAAGCGCGCCCGCTCCGGCGGCTGTTGCTGCGGCCTCGCCGGCACCCGCCCCGACCGCGCCGAGCGCGGCATCCGCGCCACCGATTGCCGCCGCATCGCCGAGGCCCAGTGCTGCTGCGGTGCCGGCCCCGCCGATCGCGTCCGCGAGGCCCGCCAGTCCGGTGCCGATTGCTGCGCCGAGGCCCATCTCACGCCGCCTTTCGTCGGTCGGGCCAACGATGATCTGGTCCGATGAGCTTCCCTTCCGTCAGCCTACCGCGTTGGCAAAACAGGTGGCCGAGCCTGATCGCGATAGTGGACATGACGGGAACGCCTAATAGCAAATAGCAAGGCTCGCCCTTCACGCCAGTCCACTCCACGTAATCCTCGTTCTCGGCGAGAACGTCTTTCAGTTCCTGAAGGACGATCTTCCAGTCCTCGGGGTTTAAGTAGGAGACATCCGGGGCGAGGCCGCCTCTCTGGGATTGCCACCGAACGATATCAACGATCACGTCGCTGTACATCTCACGCCGCCTTTCCAAGCCGGAACATCTGCCCGTATTCCTCGGCGCCGAGCCGGCGGAACAGCGCGCCGATGCGCAGCCCCGTGCCGCGGTTGCGGGCGACGAAGAAGATGTCGTCGATGCCCTTCGCCCGCAGCAGCGCCACCGACTCGCGCAGCAGCCGCGCGCCTAGGTTCATCCCCTTTGCGTCGCGCGCGACGAAGAACAGCGTCTGCGTCGCGATCCGCGTATCCGGCGCTTCCAGTGTCGGGCCGATCAGCGACACGACGTAGCCGAACATGCGCCCGTTGCAGCGCGCGGTCAGGCACTGCCACGCGCCCTTCTCGTCCAGGCGCTTGATCAGCTCCAGGTTCTTGCGCAGGAACTGGTCGCGCGGCTCGCCGACTTCCTCGCAGTGCTCCGCGAACAGCGGCTGTGCATCGCGCCAGAACGTGCCGAAGCGTTCTTCCTGGAGGGTGAGGCCGTCGGTCACGCCGCCACCCCGAACAACTGCCCGAACCCCGGATTGGCCGCGGCGTCCGCCACGGTCTGGAGCAGGTTCGCCTCCAGGCGCCGGTCCTTCATGGTCGTCCACCAGTCGTCGCTGAACCCGCGGCCGAGGCAATAGTGGAACAGCCGCGCCGCACCATCGCGGGTGGCAAGCTGCGAATAGGCGAAGTGCGCGCCGCGTATCCTCAGCAGCGCATCGGCCATCCGGTGCATCGCCCCCGGCAGGTTTGGGCCGGCGATGCCGATGCGGGCAAGGCTCGCAAGCACGTCCGGCACCGCGCGGTGCACCACCGCGATGCGCAGATCGGCCCGCACATAGCGCGCCATGTCGGCCCAGATCAGGCCGAGCGCCGTGTCCACGCCGCATGCGCCGTCGCTGAAATACGCCGCCACGTCCGCGGCGGTTGCGAAGTGCCGCGACGGATCGTGCGGGCAGTCGAGGAATTTCGACAGCCAGAACGAGCGCGAGCGCGGGAGGGAGAGGACGAGGAAGGGGGTCATGGCCCGATCTTCAACGCCTGACATGCGCTTTGCACCTCCATCGCGCACAGCCACACCCACGACTGCCGCTGGTTCGGGTCTTGCAGGTCCACGTGCAGAAGGTCATTCCCGTTCAGTCCGAGCACGCCGTTGAAGTCGCTGTGCGCCTGCTGGTTCGCGTCGAGAAAATTGTCGAGATCGTCGAAGTCGATCGGCCACACCTGATAGGTCGGCAGCACGATGTCCTTCTGCGCCGCGATGGCGCCGACGATCTGGTTCAGCGCGTCGTAATTCGCAAAGGACCACCGATCCCAGTCCGTTTGCGTCTGCGGCACGTTGAACAGTTGCGCGAGCATGGACTCTCCCGGAGCGCCGATCAGCGCCGTCATCGCCAGCAACTCGCGGTGGGCGAGGCCGTGCACCTACTTCCTCTTCACCCGGCGCGGCAACGTCGCCCCGACATCGAACGCCGATCCGGCCGCAGCGCCCGCCGAAGCGCCGGACTCGGCCGGGACACCCATCGACCACTGGTTGGGCACGCCGGGGCGCGGGTCGCTGTTCCACCGGGCGCCGTCCGCCTCCACGTACTGATGGCAGTAGCCGTCCCCGCCGTGGCCGTTGACCAGCGTGCCGTTCGCGGTTTGTGCCACGAAGCCGCGCGGATTTTCGCCGGTTCCCAGGAGCTGGGAAAAGTCTCCGTTTTTCGGAATTTGCGTCGCCATGTGGTCCGCCTCTACCGATCTGAGAAACCCTACGCCAAATCCGCAACTACCTCAACGCAGTCGTGTCCACCGTCGCCAGCGCCAGCCCGCGCAGCACGAAATCGAAGCTCGGCGTGATCATCGTGACCCCGAGGCCGATCCCCGGCACCTGCGGGATGTTGCCGGTGCCGTAGAGCGCGCCGTGCGGCGACGGCGCCTTGAAGTTGGGCAGGATCGTGAACTGGTAGTTCCCGGACGGGCAGGAGAGCGTCACCGGCAGCCCATCCTTTTCAACCGTGATCGGCACCGCCAGCCCGTCGCAGTCGATCGACGCGACTTCGATCGCGATGCCGGACTGCGCCGCCGACTTGTCGAGCGCGTCGATATAGAGCGCGTCCGTCGTGCGGATCATGAACGTGTCCGAGGCGCCGAACAGCTTGGTCGAGACGATTTTGTTCAGCGAGAGCGACGGCGCGTTGAACAGCGGGTAGAGCGAGTTGCCGTCGGTGCCCCAGGCGGTGATGTCCGACGCCACTTCCTGCAAGCCGATGAATTGCAGCGCCGGGGTCTGCGAGGCGACGAACCACTCGCGCTCGTTCCACATCAGCATGACGTTGCGCTGTTCCTGGTAGATCGGATGGAAGATCGTCAGCAGCAGCAGGTAGACCTTCTGGGAATAGATGTTGGCGACCGCGGCCGTCGGCATCAGCGCACCCGGCGTCGGCGGGAAGATCGCGTTGGTGAAAATCTCGTCGATCTGGGCCGACACCTTGCGCACCGACCCGCCATAGACGCCGTAGACCCCGAACGCATTGGCGAACAGGATCGTGTTGGCGAAGTCCTGCGCCGTGTCGCGCCAGATCGTGCCGGTCTGCGGGTCGCTGTTCTGGTAGGAGAACGTGGTCGTGGCCGGGTTGCCGCCGGTCTGCACGTTCGAGACGACCGACACCGACGAGTCGCCGACGGCATAAAGGAAGTTCGAGGTCTGGCGCAGGAACGTGTATTGCTGGCGCAGGAACCGGTCGATGTTGGTGAAGATGTCGCCGCCGTCGCTGGTCGCGAAATCGGTGAGCGAGGCCGGCGCCGAGACGAAGAACGTGCCGCCGTTGGCCTCCTTGCCGACCTGGTTCGGATAGCTGATCCACACCCGGTTCTGATAGGTCTCCATCGACGTGCCTGAGACGCCGTAGGGCATCAGGTTCAGCACCGCCGCCGCCGCGTTGTTGAGGCCGGTCTGCACCTCCACGGCGGGTGCGGCGATGTAGAGCGAGCCGCCGTTCGTCACCGTCACCGACGAAATCGTGCCGCCGGCCACCACCGCGGTCGCCGCGGCTCCGGTGCCCTCGCCGCCGACGAAGGTCAGCGTCGGCGTGCCCTGGTAGCCCGAGCCGCCGGAGATCACCGACACCGACGTGACCACGCCCTGGTTCAGCAGCGCGACCGCTGCCGCGCCGGAGCCGATCAGCACCGTAGGCGTGGTCGTGTACGACGTGCCGGCGTTGGTGACGGCGGTGGACGCGATCGTGCCGCCGGACGAGATGGTGTAAGTCGCCACGGCACCGTGGCCGCCGCCGCCCGAGAAGGTGAGCGGATAGGTGCCGGCGACATAGGCCGACCCCGCATTGGCGACGGTGAGCGAGGCGATGGTGCCGGAGCCGACGGTTGCGGTGATCTGGCCGCTCGACGACGGCACGGGGAACGAGATGGTCGGCGTCGAGGTATAGCCCGTGCCCTGCGCGGACAGGTTGACCGATGTCACCGCCCCGCCCGTCACGGTGTAGGTGCCGCTCGCCCCCGATCCGCCGCCGCCCGCGATCGTCAGGCTGAACGTGCCGGCCGGGAAGCCCGCGCCGCCGGCGACGAGCGTGATGTGCGACACGCCGCCCGTGGTGATGAAGGCTTGCAGGATCGCACCCGCGTCCGACCCGCCGCCATTGAACGCAACCTGCACGACCTCGCCCGGCAGGTAGCCGGTGCCGGGATTGTCGACGGTGAGCGATACGACCGATCCCTCGGAGATGACCGGGGTGAGCACGACGCCGGAGCCCGAGCCGCCGAACACGGTATAGCCCGGCACCGTCGTGTAGCCCGAGCCGCCGTCGGTGATCTCGCCCGCGCTGAAAGGGGCGATCGACCCGGCCCCATAGAGGATCGTTCCGTCCCAAATCCAGTAATCGTTGTCGGTGTTGTGGTTGGCGATGATCAGGTATTGCGAGCCTGACTGCGTCGCGACCGGCAGTTGCCCGTTCGCGGCATTGTAGAACGTATTGGTGACGATATCGATCGGCGTGTAGGCGCCGCTGGGATAGGCGAGCTGCACGGCCGAGCCGTCGGACAGGAAGATCGCGACGTATTGCTGCGACGAAATGTTGTAAAAGAAGAAATACACGATCGTCTTGCCCGGCGGGGCGGTATAGAACGTCGTGCCCGCGTCCCAAAGGGTGCGCAGGTTGTTGTCGCCGATGCGAATGAAGTTCTCGGCCCACCAGAACTCGGAATCATCGATGCCCGTGCGCGATGCCGACTGGTTGACGCCGGCGAACTTGCCCATCGAGTAGAGGCGGAAGTCTTCCGGGATGCCGAATTTTTGGCGCTGGGCTTTGGTGGTGCCGGACATGGGTTAGGCCCAGGAGGTCCAATCTCTGTAGTAGTCGGGAACCTTCGACCGATCCGTAGAAGACCCTGCCTTGATAAGCGAGGTCCAATATTGGTCCTGCATTTCCTTTGCCTGCGAGTAATCGCGCTTGGCGTAGGCCGCCTCCCGCGCGGCCCAGTATGTGACCGCGTTCTGGAACGGCTCCGGGATGGCCTCGTAGTCGTTGTTCGTGTTCAGGGGCTTCGGCACGAAGCCGCAATCCCACTCCATCTCGGTGATCACCGACGGCGCCGGCCACAGCCATAGCCGGTTATTGATGCCGGCGCCGGAGGTTGACCACACGAAGGGGTACGAGAACACGCCGACGTTGTAACTGCGAGCATACGCCTGCAACTGATCCCACGGCATCCAGTTCTGCACTGGACGGATCGCGCCGCCCCATGATACCGCGCAGGTGAACACGTCGATGACAGCACGAAACCCGCGGTTCTGCGCCGCGCCTATCTGCGAAGCGTAGCTGTAGGGATAGAACTCCTGCGACGGGATCGTGTTGAACGTCGTAAACGCTGCCTGCCCCGGCACCGCCCCGCCCGGCACCGCGTTGCCGGCCGTCGCGGTCGCCCCGAACGGCGACTGGCCCGCCACGAGCGCGCGCAGGCAGCCACTGTCCTGCGCGACACGGTCGCGCGCGCGGTTGATCCAGCGGGTAAGCTGCGAGGTCGGCGTGAACAGGTTGTTCACGTCGTGGAGAAGCCACGCGGTATCGTTGATGTAGTCCGCGAGCGTGGTCACACCGCCTCCTTCAACGGGGCGTCGTGCCCTCCGCTACCGCCCGCCGGTCACTCTCACCACTGCTGGCAGACAAACGTGTCGGTGAACCCGCCAACCGTCAGCGCAATGTTCGCAGCCGTGGTCGGGATCGTCTGCGAGGTCAGCGTGAACGTCGGCAGGCCGACATACATGCCGCCGTCGATGATCTGGATCGTCGACACGCCGCCGGTGGAATTCGTCGCCACCCATAGCTGCGCCGTGCGCTGGCGCACCAGCAGCGAACCGATGTCGTTGCCCGCGGTGTTGGCGGCGGCGGCGGTCGCGGCAGGGCCGGCGGCGGTCGCGAACACGTTGGTCGAGTTGCCGTAGCCGGCGCCCGCGGCGGTGATGGAGTAGGTGGTGATGCCCCAGTTCATCAGCACGGTGGCCGCCGCCGAGCCGGACGAGAACGACAGGGTCGGGACGGTGCCGCTGGTGATCGGGTTGCCGTGGTCGGTGCAGACGACCGCGCACACGGTCTGGCCGTTCGCGAGCACGGCGGTCGCGGTGGCGCCGGAACCGGCGGTCGCGGTGGCGCCGAGCGCCGCGTTCTCGCGCGCGTCGTTGACGATATAGACGTTCGGCGCGCCTGCGGTGTAGCCGGCGCCCGCGTTCTGCACGGTGATCGTGGACACCGCGCCGGACGACAGCGTGGAGTAGGCGGTCGCCTGCACGCCGCCCGGCGGGGGCGCGTCGATGACGATGATCGGCGGGTAGGTGTAGTTCGTGCCGCCGTAGGTGACGGTGATGCTGGATACGTTCGGGCCGAGCACGGCGACCCATTTCGAGGAGCCGGCGGACACCGTCACGGTGGGCGCGGTGGTGTAGCCCGAGCCGGCGGTCGTGACCACGGCGCCGACCGCGCAACCGGTCTGGTTGGCGATGCGCATGATCACGCCGTCGCCGTAGATGTATTTCTGCGTGTTGCCGTCGTCGCCGATGCCGCGCCAGATGCCGGTGATCGGGTCGTAGAGCTGCACGCGGGAGTAGCGGCCGAGGAACGGATAGAACCAGCCCGCCTTGCCCGTGCCCTGGCCTGGCACGGAGGGATTGGTCTGGTTGTTCGGATACCACACCTCGCCGGCAGCAAGGGTGTATTCGTTGGTGGTGCCCCCCTTGAGGGTCGGGGTAACGCCGGAGCCGCCGAAAACGGGCATGAGAGGTGTTTCCTACTGCTGCGCCGGGATGAGGTAGATCGTCGAGTTGACGCCGCCCATCGTCAGCGCGAGGACGGCGGCGGTGGAGATCAGGCCGGCGCCGAGCACCACGGGATAGGGGAGCGACTGGTAGCGGCCGGAGTCGATGATCGTCGGCGCGGTCAGGCCGCCGGTCGAGTTGGTGGTCAGGTCGATCGCCGCCTGCCGCCAGCGCGACATGCCGGTGGTGGACTGGCCGCCGAGATAGGCCGGGGCCGTGGTGACGTAGCCGCCGGCGCCGCTCGCCGTCACCGCCGCCGAGTTGCCGTAGCCGGCGCCGGGCGTGGTGATCGACACGGTCTGGATGCACCAGTCCATCACGGCGAGCGCCGCGGCGGACGAGCCGCCGCCGCCGGAGAACGACAGCGTGGGCACCGTGCCCGAGGTGATCGGGTTGCCCCAGTTGATGACGGAGATGCCGGTCACGGTCTGCGCGCCGGTCAGCGCGAGCGATACCGCCGCGCCGTTGCCGACGCTGTCGCGCGGGTCGTTCTGCACCAGCACGTTGGGCGGGTAGAGGTAGCCCGCGCCCTGGTCGCTGATGGTGATCGCCGAGATCGTGCCGCTGGAGATCGTTGTGTAGCCGGCCGCCTGGAAGCCCGGCTCCGGCGGGTTCTCGATCCACAGCAGCGGCGGGTAGAGGTAGCCGTTGCCGGCAGCGAGAATGGTCGCCGCGGTCGAAATGGCGCCGCCGACGATCGCGAGGAAGCTCGCCGAGCCGGCCGACGCGGTGACGGTCGGGGGCGACGTGAAGCCGGTGCCGCCGTTGGTGACGACGGTCGCGACCACGCAACCGGTCGGATTGGCGACGCGCAGCGACGTGCCGTCGAAAAAGGTGAACCGGCCGCCGCGGGTGTCGTCGCCGCAGAAGCGCCACATCTGCGCGATCGGGTCGAACCGCTGGAGGTCGGTGTAGAGGCCGCCGCCGTAGTAGTACCAGCCGGGCGGCGGGACGTAGGCCGCGCCGGCCTGGAGCAGCATCGTGCCGGAGGCGACCCGCGGGGCGTCCTGTTGGAAAAGGCCGGCCATGTCCGTCGCTCCCGGTTACAGCACCGCCGGCGGGCCGGGCACGTTCGGCCACGCGCTGCCGGTGATGCCGGACACCCAGGCGCCGGACGACGGCTTGGAACAGACCAAGTCGAGACAAGTAATCAACACTCCAATATCAGCAATCTGACCTTGGGGTATAGCACTCTGGAACCCACTAAATACAAATGGGGCCGCCTCGCTCAAATACATGGCAATATACCGCGAATTGCCAATAAACATCTGGCCGCGCGGGCAGAACGGGTCCGGGAAGATCGGGGTATCGAGCACGCGGATCGCACGGAACCCGGCGTTGACCACGTCGCCACGGCCGTAAATCGAGCGCGGCGTCGTCTGGTACTGCTCCAGGCCCATGAAGTCCTGCATGAGCGTGGTCCAGTCGGCGGGGTTCATCACCGCCCAGTCGGGCGCCTCGCCGCCGGCGCCGGTCTGCACGCGCATCAGGATCGTCGCCATGCCCATGCGGGACGAGATCGACGACTGGCCGCCCATGCTGGGGTAGTACTGGCCCTGCCAGTAGGCGTTGGTGCGCGCGATGCCGCCGTAGGTCGTGGTGTTGGTGCCGTTGTCGTACGCTTGCGCGAGGCTGTCCATCGCCAGCGAGTTCGCGGCGTTGTTGGCGTAGAGCGCCTGCGCCAGCGCCTGCTTGATCACGACCGCCGCGTCGGACGTGACCGCGCGCAGCTTCGGGACGATCACCTCGGACGACTGGACGATCGCTTCCATCCCGAAGAAGCCGATCGGCACCATGCCGAGCTTGAGGTTGAACTGGGCGTCCGAAATGGCCGCCTGGTCCTCCGGCATCGGGAAGTCGCCGGCGAAGCTGCCCCAGGAGAACGAGACGAACGACGCGCCCTGGATCGGGATGGTGATCTGGGAAACACCGCCGCGGGCGCGCTGGGCGTTCGAGAGGAACATGCTCAGCAGCGGGTGCGACTGGTATATTTGCACGTAGACGCTGGGAATGACCGCGCGCCGGGTGATCGCCTGCAACTGTTGGCCGAGTGGGCCACCTGGCGTAATGCCCGAATAGGCCGGGCCGGTCAGTGTACCAGACATTTACGCAGTCCCTTCTTTCACGAACCGACCGGCATCTCGGTGAAGACCTGGTTCACCACGTCTGCAAAGTACCCGTCCTGGTCCTCGTGCAGCTTGCGCCACTGCTCGTCGGCTGCCGTCGTCCCGAACAGGTTGAACTTGCCCGGCATGTACGCGCTCGCGGGCGATGCCGGCGCGACCTTCGGCAGCGAGTCGACGTAGAGCGCCGCAGCCGCCTCGGCGTCGGCGATCTGGCGCTCCTGCATCAGCTTCATCGTGCCTTGCAGGCCCTCGTCCGTCAGCTTGAACCGCGATTGCGCGCGGCCGAGGTTGTCGCGCAACTGGCGCTCGGCGGTCTCGGCGGTGCGGGTCGTCTCGATCGCATCGAGCCGGGCCTGCAACGCCTCGCGGGCGGCGCGTTCGGAGGCCAGTTCCTTGCGCACGCCCGTGGCGACCGGGTGGTCGTCCGGGATCGTGATGTTCGGGAACTTTTCCTTGGCCTTGCGGCGCAGGGGCTCGCCGATGTCCGGGTCGCCCCAGAGCGTGTTCAGGATGTTGACCAGCTGGTCCTTGGGGTCGGGCGCGGTGCCGGACATGCTACTTCCGCATCTTCTTGCGGCTCTTGCGGTGCATCACGTCACTTCTCCCCGCTGCCGAGCGAGCCGCCGACATGCTTGAGCTTCATGTCCTCGGCGTTGACGGACTTCGGCAGACCGGCGTTGTTGGCGCCGATGCCCATCATCTCCATGGGCACCCGTTCCATGATCGGATCTTCGGCCTTGGTTTCGTTGACGTAAGGGCCGGGAAAGCGTGCGGTCATGATCAGTTGCTCCTGACTGGGGGTTCAGGCCGGCACCGCGAGCGTCGCGATTGCCGCGGCGCCGGTGCCGGATGCGCCGGTGAACGACACCTTCGGCGCCTCGGTGTAGCCGCTGCCGTTGTCCTTCACGGCCACGGTGGCGACCTTGCCGTTGGTCACGGTCGCGACGGCGGATGCGCCGGTGCCGCCGCCGCCGGTAAACACGACCTCGGGCGCGGCCGTATAGCCGCTGCCGCCGTTCGTCACTTCAACCGTCGTGACGCCCGTCTTCTGCCAGTTGCCGGACAGGAACACCGCATACGCCTTGGCGCGCGCCACCACCTCGTCGGCCGTGCCACCCTTGGCGTCGGCGTAGTGGAACGCGGTTGCCAGCACATCGCCGGCCGGGATTTTGGCAACGGGCGCCGGAGCGTCGGTCATGTGTCTCTCCTATGCCGCCATCGCCTGCCCCGGCGGGGCGGGCGGCGGCGTGAGTGCGGGGGGTGTGGGCGGAGTGCCGCCAGCGGGCGCGCCCATCGCGCCGGCAAGGCCCTGCTGCGGGGCCTTGGCGCGCGCCTCGGCGATCATCTTGAGCAGGTTCTGCACCTGCATCTGCGGGCTGTTCTGCGCCTCGGTCATGTGCTTGCCGATCTTGGAGATCGCGCTCAGCACTGCCTCGTGCAGCTCGGTGCCCATCGGGATGGACGGCAGGGCCTTTTGCAGCGCGGTGAGCGCCGTCTTGATGTCGCCGAGGCCCTGCGTGGCGTTCCCCGGATTGCCATGCGGCGCGACTGCCGGCCCGCTTGTCGGCGGGGCGGAAGTCAGGCCCGGCGGCAACTGCCCAGGGAAGGGCGGCATCGAACTCCTCTAAAGCCGACCACGGGGCCGAACCGCAGCACGCAAGCCCGGCCCGGTGGCGAGGCTTACTTGCGGCCGTGCTTGCGGCGCCGGAATCGCATCATTGGAAGGCTCCTGGAAAGGACCACGCGGAGACACGACGTATCCGCTGGCGGGACGTTGCGGCCACGGATGACGGATGTCAACTGGATTTAGATGGCGTCTCGCGAGGGGAGACGGCTACCGCTTCCGCTTACCGCCCATCTGGTGTTCCAGCAACTCCGGATGCTCGGCGATCAGCTTGGCCTGCGCGATTTCCTTGCGCTCAAGAGTAGCTATGGCTTCCATTTCGTTCGGGGGATGGATAGCGTCCAGCAGTTCCTCAGGCCCGATCGCGCCGGCCTTGGCCAGCTCGAACTGCAACTCGCGCTCTTCCATGCCGAAGATCGGCGAGGACGAGTGGCTGTCCACCCGGACCTTGGCGTCATCCGGCAGGTGCAGCCACCGGAACGGATACGGCTTCATGCCGGGCGCCGGGGCTTCCAGCTCCGGGTCGTCCGGCGGGATCAGCGCGACGACGTTGGTCGTCTCCGGCTTCAGCCACGCGACCAGCGTGCGGTTGTCGAACGCCTTCGCCATCGCGAGTCCCAGCGCCGCGAGCGTCGTCACCGACGCCTCCACGTCGAGCGCGCGCTGCTTGAAGCGCGGCGCCGCGTTCTGCGTCAGCGTCCGGGCATGGCCCTGCGCGCGCACGCCGGCCTCGCCGCGCCCGCGCATGACCGGCGGCATGCCGGACATCTCGTCGAACATCTGGTCAAGCTCGTGCAGCGACTCCCACAATCCCT